ATCTTCATCATCATCTTCCTCTTCTTCATCTTCCTCCTCTTCTTCGTACTTGATTGTTTTGGAAGGTTTGGGTTTAGAAGACTTTTTCACGGGTCGCTCCTCTTCGTCATCGTCGTCCTCTTCTTCCTCTTCAGGTTCAATGACCTTCTTCTTTTTGATTTTATCTAAGGCCGCTTTCTTGGCCTTAGCTCTTCTGTCCTCTTCTTCATCATCGTCGTCATCCTCTTCTTCCTCAATTTCAACTTTCTTATTTTTGGAAGACTTTTCTTCCACTTTAGATTTTTTAGAAGGTTTGGATTTTTCTTTCTTTTTGAGTTCTTCCCCAATCTCTTCCAATATTTCAACAAATTCATCTTCAGCACTGAATTGAGCTATTTTGTGGAACTCCTCAAAAGCACCAAGGCAATCAATAGCCATTTGGAAGTCTGTCTTAGTGTAGATGTCTCTTCCCCACATTTCAAGCAAATCATCTTTGCTCTCCAAAGTTTCTAGGTCATCTTCATCCAGCTCCAACTTATTCTTAGTAAGACTAACAGTATAGTAATCATTGGCTTTTTCGGCTTTATTATCAAATTTAATTTTGATTACATAACCGTCTTCTGGATCGCTCAACGGATTGAATTCGAGGGTATCATCTTCCTCTTCTTCGAGGTCGTCGATAATTTTCAGCAAACCATCTCTCACTGCTGGGCCAAATTCCAGCAAGCCGAACTTCATTGAGTCTCTATCAGTATCTTTGGAATTTTCCAACTGATAGGCGTAGGCAAGGAAGGTTGTCTTTGGACTTGGTTTTGTTTTGTACTCTTTGAAGAGGTTTTTGATCTTGTCGGCTTCTTTTGCCCCTTCCTCTTCAGCTACACGTGGAACACAAGTTTGCAGTACATATTTGATATATTCCTCAACAGGGTCTTTCTTCAGACCTCCATGGAATGCGGCGTTGAGAACCGTCTTTTTATGGAACTCACCTTGCTTTTTCTCGCTCTCTTGGTAGAGCCAAGACACTTTCTTTGGAATATAATAAATGGCTGCGTTCTGGGTGGGGAAGATTCTAAAGTAATTTACGCCTGGTTTGATTGAGAGGAATCCCTCATTATCGTTGCCGGAACCTAGCATCTTGTTCTCTTCCTCGACGCTCTTTTTATGGGCGTTGTGGTCGAACTTCTTTTTGTATTTATCCTTAAGTGAGGACATTTGTTATATTTTAGAAATTAAGAAAAGTATTTACTATAATTTTGATCGAATCAATCTTCATCAAGATTGTGAGACTGCGGAACAGATTTTAAAAGCCTACCTTGTCGGATTGGTTTCTTACCTCTATAAGAAGAGGTTGGTGGAACCTTGGCTTTTGTTAAATTCTCCTGATATTGTTTTAATTTCATTGTATAAAGATAGAAAAACATTCCAGCGTAATTCTCCAAATCCTTCAATGTATCTTCAACTGTTTCAACATAATCTTCAAAAAGCTTATCGGATTTAAAAATATGTTCTAGTCTATCCCACTTTCTTTTCAAATTAAGGAATGCACCATTAAGTCCGTCCTTTTGCCAAGAGCCTCCATAGCCAGCATCCTTTTGCTCAAATAACTCTAATCTTTGTTCAAAATCTCGTTGCATAAATTCAGCAACTTTCTCTGAATCGTATTCCTTCAATCCTTCCCAATAATTAATTTTTTCCATAATTATTTGTCTTTTGCTGTACTTGCTGTAATATATTTAATATTTGTTCTTTTTTATTAGGGTAAATATGTATCAACTGATTGCAAGACCTGTTAATTAATTCCAAACATTTGTTCATATGAACTTCAAAGAACTTATTACCACTCATAACCTCCGTCAAGCAATAATTCAATAACGAAAGATTGTCTGCTAATTTAACAATGCTTTTGACGGTGGATACAGGCTCCTGTGAACTGATCTGCATAAGGTGATCACCTACCTCTGTTTCGACTACAAAAGTTCTGGAGGCCGCATGGGTGACGTAATCCTCAATAGAAGAACGAACAACATCACCATTTACTTGATTATACTTAAAGGGATGCATAACATCACCCGTCCACATCTCATCTAAGTCATGATACATCGCGTATTCAATACAATCAAGTCTTGCACTTCGATCAAAACCTAATTCCACACAAATAAGATTCGTTAACATAGTCACCCACCAAGAATGATGTGGGAGGGATATTGGACTATTTCTAGGTGTCCCGTTCCAATGTTGGATGTTGGAAAAGTGTTGGAAGTCGGGGGAAAACACGACATCCACAACATTCGCTATTTTATTCATTTGTTTATTTTATAAGTTTCAAATACATTTGAAATTTGCTTCAATTTTTCATAGCTTTCAAAGGAAGCGTCAATATTTTCCTGTATTTTTTGCATACAGGAGTCATGTGCCTCTTCTAAAGTAAGAATACTATAATCAGGGTAAATTGTTTGGTCATTATCCGCCTTTTTCCTAAATGCAAGGACGCATTTAATTACTGGATTAGTCGCTGAGTGCCAATTAATTATTTTTGGTATTCCCAATAATAAATCTTCAATTTTAGTTGGGTCTTGCTCTTCTGAAAGTTTATAGGTAAAATCAACACCCTCTTTTAGCAAAATACGAATAGAACACTCATAAATCGGTTTATTCATCTTCTTTGAGTTTTAAATTACTAAAACATTCCCAACTCCCTGATCACCTTGGCTCAGTTTGTAAAAAAATTTTCCTTTATAGGCAGATAATTCAAATTCTTCAATTTTTAAAGAAAAATTTTTAAAATCCAAAGCCAAATCTTCGACAGACATTTTTAATATTTCTTCTTTTGTTTTATGCAAGACTATTGAAAATTGATTAAAAAAGAATTCAACTATTATACAAATTTCATTTTCACTATAACTTTGTAAATCTTTTATGATTTTTTCGTTTAAAAAATCAAAAAATTCTTGTCTAGTCATCTTCTTTGAGTTTTAATATTTTATCATGGAATGAAAGAAAATTGCCACTTCCTTCTTTTATCTCGTTCTTTAAAGTCAATGCTATCAACGTTTTTGACTTCTTGTATTGCTGTATATCTTCTTCGTATTGATCCAACGCTTCTTCCCACATAAAGAATCGAATAAAATCCAAATTACTTTTAACCACTACTTTTGCGTATTTCTTCCCTTTCTTCGTTGTATCCATAAATACTGCATCAATTATCCCTGCAATAGCTATGATACCACTTTCATCCATCTCTTCAATCTCCTGGAAGGTTTTATACCTAGTGGCTAGTTTCTTATCATACTGCCTTATGATCGGAAAAAAATCAATGTATCCTAAAACGGAAATTCTTTGCTGCTCTATCTGCCAAAAGTAATTGCTCGTTTTTGCGAACTCTGAATTGAATTCTTTTGGAAGACCTCCTTTTGTTTTGGTTAGCTCGTGTAATTTTAAAAGTAATTCCCGTCTACGAAAAAGAGAAGATTGAGTTATATTATAACAAGAATCAAATGCCCCCGCAATAACTAAACTTTCCATTATCTGCTTTCCTGCTCTCTTGCCTCTCATTCGATCAAAGAAATCTTCAATGTCTTCAAACCTTCCGTTTTCCTTTCTTTCCTTTAATATTACTGAAGAGGATTTGTCAGCAAGGTTCTTTATTTTCAATATAGACCAATAGATTGTGTTTGTCTTTGGATCCATTCTAAAAGTCTTATCTGCTTCGTTGATGTCGGGTGGAACTACCTTTATGTCTTCAAAGTATCTTTCTTTCTCTGAAAGGTAAAGGATTGTTTCTTCTTCGTTCTTTGCGTACTGTAGGGCTGTTGTCCAAAATACGAGAGGGTAGTGACACTTGATATATTGACCCCAATAACCCATTATGGAATAAGCAGCCGCGTGAGCTTTGTTATAGCCATAGCCAGAGAATGCCATAAGCTTATTCCAAATCTTTATTGCCTCATCTTTCTTACAACCATTTTTTATTGCTCCTTCTATGAATTTTTGCTCGAAGGTAAGCATTTTTTCTTTATTGAATTTTTTCATAATATTACGCACGGTATCCGACTCAACAAGCGTCATGCCGCCAAGAACAACCATTGCCTTCATAATCTGCTCTTGATAAACATACAGACCATTTGTCATTTCAGTTACTTCCTTCAGCTTAAAGTCATACTCTGGCTCTTTCTTTCCATGCTTAATATGTCCGAAATCTACATGCGCGTTGCTACTCATTGGCCCAGGTCTGAATAAAGCATTCATAGCAATTAAATCCTCAATATTGTCAGGCTCAACGAATTTGCAATAAGCCTTCATTCCATGGGTATGAAATTGAAACACTCCTTCACACACACCTCTCTGGAATAAATCAAAAGTGGCAGGGTCATTAAGAGGTATTTTTAATAAATCCAACTTCTCCCCATAGTATTTTTTGATAAGTTTAGTCGAATTGTCGTATTCATCCAATTGTTTTAATCCCAAAATATCTTCTTTCAGGAAGCCTGCAATATCCATCATAACTCCTTCCCACTCCGATACAATTACTGTCTTGTCAGTATCTGCATCAAAAAGCTTTCTACAAGGCATCCAATCCCAAACTTGCATCCTATTGCCATTCTCATCGTGAGTAGGCGTAATTACAATAGCAGAGGCATGTATGGAGGCTGCTTTTGGCTGCTTCATTGTGTAATTAATGCAATTTATTATCTCTGGCTTTTCTTGTAAGAATTTCTTCAATATTGGTTTATCGACAGCAAACTTAAAAATATCCTCCCATTCGTATTTTAGTTTATTGGGTATTTGACCAGTAATATCATTGATTGTTTTAAAAGCTAGTCCCCTAACGTTCCCGTAATCCTTTAACCCTCCTTTTAACTTCATTGTGGTATATGCCCCAATATAAGTCACTTGGTCTTTGCCCCATCTGGATATTAAATACTCTTTAACCTCACGCCTCCTTGTGGCCATATAATCGGCGTCAATATCGGGCATGGAATCTGGTCTTTTGCGTTTAACTACTTCGATTGATTGTATTTTTTCTCCTTCAATCAATTCCCCCTTCCTGTATTCCTCTATATTCTTGCCATCCACATCTTCTCCTGCTTTCTTCTCAAATTGCTTAGTCTTGGTCTTAATGTTTATAAACTCCTCAGGCATGGTTCTAGTCTCGTTCAAGAAACGTTCAAAAAGAAGTCCATGTTCAATGGGATCAATATCAATAATTCCCAATAAGAAAGCTACCAAACAACCACCTACTGAACCTCTCCCTAATCCATATTTTATCTTTTCTTCATTGCAAAATTGAACCACATCCCACAATATTAAAAAATAGTCAATAATATCAGCGCCTACAATGATCTTATTTTCTGTATTTAACCTTTCCCTGTAAAGTTTTTCCTTCCCTTTCGGCACCTTCTTTTTAAATCCTATCTCCAACTCGCTGAAATAAATATCCTTCGCATCCCTCCCATCCAACGATACAAATTTAGGAATTTTACTATCTCCAGTCTGAATAGAGAAGTTGCAACTATTCGATATTTTCTTGTTATTTTCTACACAAAGGTCGTAAAATTCTTCATGACTAAGACCATTTGTCAATTCCCCATCTTCTTCTAAAAATCCTGCCAGCTGAGTAGCTAACTCATCGAACCCCTTAAAATATTGATCATCCGAATGCTGTTGAGATTGCTTTCCGATCATATTAGTCCAAAGCTTGTATTTGCTATGCTCTGGATCGATATAGAAAGAATCTTGTAAGAGAACTGGAGGAATTACATTGGAGAAGTTGTTGGCGTATTTTTTAAGATTATTCAGATGTTCGTTGTCAGTCTGTGCAGAATTATATTCCACAGGGTCTACTTGCTGATACAATTCCGCTAAATTCTTCCTATCTCTCCCAGCCAATTTTAAGACTTCTAGCTTACTTATTCCTTTATCGGTAAGGTAAGAGAGGGAAGAAAGGACGAAAGTTAAGCCCTCAGCGTTTTTATAGGCTTGCTCAATAAATATTTTCCCGTCGTCGCTCTTAATATTTTTAAGGTAATGTAGTTTTAGCAAATTCTTCCAGCCTGTTTCGTTCTGAACGTAAATTTTAACATCGTAATCCAATTCCAATTCACCCACTATATAGGTGAAGTTGTACGTAACTCCAAGGATTGACTTTATACCCTTCTTTGCGCAAGCAAGCTGGAAGGGGAGGGTTCCAGCTAGAGTGTTCTTATCGCAGATCGCCAAAGTCTGCATTTGTAGATAAGAAGCCTTTTTGAGGTAAGAGTTAAAAGAGCCTGTACCGTTTAGAAGTTCGTAGATGGTGTGAATACCTAAGTGAGTGTATTCTCTTTTACGTACTTTCTTTGTGTACTTTATTTCCTCAAATTCCGCCTTTAAAAATCCTTTCTCGTTGAAAGATTCTTCGTTGAATTTGGTCTTATAATAGATTCCACCCCAAAGAAAGGCTATGTATGAAATATCATATTCTCTGAATATTTTAAGTTCTTCCTTATTAAAGGAGAATTTCAAATCAGAGTCTTTTAAGATTACCCCAGACTGATCGGTAGTCTTAAAAAGATAAAGAGCATCCTGGTATTCCCAGAGATGCTCATCAACACTTTTAAATCCTTTTATCATTTGTTTTTGGCTTATAGATAACCAATGTATTGTTTTACTTCTTCATCGCAACCGTATTCTCTCAAAATCGAAGGTAAAACGGTTTTATCCCTTAGTCTTGAGGCGAAGAAATTTACAGTCAATAGGGAAAAATCAGTATAACTTTGTTTGTAATGTTCTGAAAGAGAAATAAGATTTTTTAAATTGTAAATGTTTTGTGATTCTTTATTCTCATATGGCTGCTCTAAACTTTTAGTCTCTATGTAAAAAAGACAAGAGGCAACCATAAAAATAAATCCATTGTTTATATAAGGTGGGTGTTTTAAAATATTGATAAAAGTCGCACAGTCAGCACCCTTTTCAATAAAGCTAAAATAATGCTTTAAAGTAGAATCAACAAGATTCAAATTGGCTAATGGCTCTAATTGAAAATCAAATTTAATATCAATAGGCTGGCAAAATTCATAAATAGATTCAAACCCACTGAACATTCCTTCCCAATCATTATAATTCTTCTCAATCCCTTCGACCAATGGATTATCAAGATAGATATGTAAATCGTTGCTGAAATGTGTCTGATGTCCGTATTCGATACCTAAACAATTTGCAATCAATTTACCAATAAAAGAGAATTGATAAACATTAGTGGGTAATCCCCAATGAAGATCATTAGAACGATTGAAAATTGAAAATCTTAATTTATCTTCTTCATCGATGCAAACGGCTATTGTATCATTACAAGGAATGTCTTTAACACCGCTTCCTAAATCAAGTCTTGCGTCCCAAATTTGCATAACAACTCTTCTGGTTGAAGAGTCTGAAGATAGCATTTCAATTGCAGAATTGAATTGATCTTCACCAAAGGCGACTCTTAATCTATGCCCATAAGGAGCGTGAAAAATTCTTCCATCATCTGAATAATCTGCCATCCTACTATTAAATGGAATCAATGGTGCCACATCTTGTCTACCTAACCAAATCCAAACAGCTTCCACGAAAAGAAAGAAAGGATTAATACGACGACCCCAACCACCAACTAAATTCCTTTCAGGCTCCGATAGTCTAGTCACAAACTCCCTTACCTTTTTTACCTTCCCATTGCGTGATTCGCTTTCCGTACCATTGGATAAAACCCACGAATTGATTCTGGGGTAAATTGTATTAAAATCGCTTGAAGAGATATTATTCATAGAGATAAGTTTTATTTCTTTATAAAATTTTGATCATCTTCACCCAGTGCGTTAAAGATAGTCAGAACACCTTCATCATTTAACATTACAACTCTTGGACAGTGATGTTTCACATACCATTCTTCATTTGACATATACTTTTCACAAGTGTTACCTCTGTAATCCTCAACTGTCCTGTCATAACACTCATCTAAATTAACCAAATGAAAATTCATTATAATAATCTCATCACCCACTTGAACCTGTCTGGCTGCACTTCCATTCAAGCAAATCCTTCTGCTGCCCCTTTTTCCTGGTATGACGTAAGTTTCAAATCTAGCCCCGTTGTTATTATTAACAATAAAAACCTTTTGCCATCTAATCAGATCAGCGGTTTCCATTATTTCACTATCAATTGTAATACTTCCTACATAATTCAAGTTCGCTTCTGTAACCTTGACATTATGTATCTTTGAATGCAGAATTTCTAATGATGTCATATTATTTGTTTTTTCTAGTTGTTGGAGATTTAACGCGAGTTTTTTGATATGCCTCTTCTAATTCTGGAAGATAAGGGTCACGGAATGGAAATTCATCACGTCGGAAAGCCTTTTTTAAGGTATTCTGAAACACTACATTTTTTTGATCTAAAAGCATATTGAAAAATGCAAATTCACAAAACATAGCTATTGACGTGAAATGATCTTCATTCTTCACATTGTAGAAATTACGAAACTCAATCGTTCCCGTCTTGAACATCTGATGGACGTTCACATACTGACGTTGAAAATTAGCAAAATGATAGTTTCCTTTTTCAGTAAGAAAAAAAGCGTTCTGGAAGTCTTTTACCGTTTTAGCTTTCATCAACGCTTCATGTTTTCTCTCAGCGATTGGTAATTCTTGATGATGTCCCCAAAAAGAATTCAAATAGTTTTCCTGCTTTATAAAATTTGTTTCCCCCATGGTGAGGTCAAGTATTTCTTTAGCATTCTCATAAAAAAACTTTTGCGCTTTTTTAAGGAATTTTAACTTAGCTTGCTCACTCCATTCTTCCCATCCAACAATACCAATATGGAACTGCGTGTTACACCTGTAATTAGATGTTGCGCCATTCTCTTCCAAAACTCTGAATACGCTTTTAGCTAAATTTATTGCACCTTCCATTGTGTCAATGGGGGGTGTATTTATTTCACCTCCCCAATCATGCGCAGCTCCTAAGCCAGAGTCCACAGCTAATCCATTGCTATTGATTAGTGTGATCTCTCTCTTGGAAAAAGAACAGTGAAGAGGTAATTGAGGTAGTAATACCGATCTTTGGGCATCAATAAACTCAATTTCCCAACCGTATGTTGTTTTTGTTATTTTTTCCATAAAAAATTGTGAAAAAAATGGACTCAAAATTTTAGCCTTGAGTCCATTTTACAATTTAGATTGTTTTGAAATTACTTCTTCTTTGCGGTCTTGCCTTTAGCTGGCACTTCTGCTTTTTTAACAGATTTCTTTACAACCACTGGCGCTTCATCCTCATCCTCTTCTTCTTCATCCTCAACCTCTGGGGCTTCATAAACAGTGGATTTTTTAACTTTAGCTGTTTCAACAGCCTTTACTGATCCACCTTTAGCATTACGCATTTTTTCCATATTCTCACTCAGAGCCTTTTCAGTCTTTGATGCTTTCGACGAAAGGACACCTTTGATCTCTTTGAGTATCGCAAGACATTCTTTCACTGTAAGGCCAAGTGCGAACCAAAGATTTGGAGAGAAACGAGACAATGGATGCTCTTCCAACCACTCTTCAGGAAGATGTTTCTCACATTCTTCTTTACCCTTAAAAGCATTGAAGTAGAGATTGCCAATGAATTTATCGCCTTTGTTCTTGAAGTAATCCAACGACACAACACCCTTGCCGCTTTTCTTAATTGTGACACCTCTTGTGAGAGCATTGTGAACATATCCTTCGCTTTCTGGGAAGAGTGTAAGAACAGCTTTGAATGGGGATACATCCATTTTCTCAGTAGCTGATTCTCTCTTGGCGATCTTTTCTTTAGCAGCTGAAGAAGTTGCTACTTTTTTAATCATTTCTTCCTCTTCTTCTTCGTCATCTTCTTCTTCCTCCTCAACCACTACCGCTTTCTTCTTAGATGCTGATTTTGCAGGCTTTTCTTCCACTGGTTTCTTCTTAGCGGATTTTTTCACTACAATTTCCTCCTCATCGTCTTCCTCTTCCTCATCTTCTTCCTCTTCTTCTTCAACGATTACAGGAGTTTTTTTCTTTGCTGCTGGTTTTTCTTCAACCTTAGCCTTACCTTTTTTAGCAGGTGCCTCAACTTCAATCTCCAGTTGATTGCAGAGGTCGATTATATCATCCTCCGTGAGACCATCATTCTCAAGATCCACATATGAGAAGTACTTGCCTTCAACCAAGGCATCAGCGTATATATTGCCTTGCCATTTTTCCCCAGTGGCGCTTTTCTTTGCCATTTTGTTTATTGTTTTATTAATGAATGATTAGTAAATCCTTTAATGCTGATTGATCTGCTCTTTTATGAGCAGACGTTGGCGCTGAATGATTTCTTTTCCTTTCTTGAGAGAAAAAGAATATTTATCACACAATTCTTTGAGTGTTTCTTTATCCTCGTTTCCACCACCCTTTATGAACTTATGATAAAAAAGAAGCTCCTTTCCACTCAGACCTTCAAAAATCTTTATTTTAGTGTCTCTTAACATCTCTGAGGCACTAAATGGATCTTGGTCTTCTTCTCCCCAATCATAAGGGGCGACATCAAATGAAGAATAAACATTCTCTTTAGCAATTCTGCTAAACAGTTTCACTGAAAAGTTCTTAAAAGAACTCATACAGTAAATCCTTAAGGGCGTTGGTTTGTCTCGCTTCCCCGTAAGATATTCTTGAAAGGAAAGTGAGTATGTAATGATCGCATTATGTAACACGATTCTCAATTCTTGTTCAATGTCTTCCCTGTCTAAGGCAAGACAACTTGTTCCATAAACCTTCTTAGCATATGAGACAACCAGATACTCATATTTTTTCATAAGAGCATCTATGTATTTTTCTTCCTCTTTCATAGGCAATTATTATCTTTCTATATTATCGGTACTGCAAAGATAGAAACTATTTTTAAAAGAAAAAAGTTTTCAATGAAAAAGTTTATTAAAAACCTTATCGGTTCTAAAATTCTCGTAATTATAAAGGTTATCACTAAAAATTTCCCTTATCTCTCTACCTTTCTTTTCCCCTAAATCACTTTCGTCGTCACCTATCCAAGCGACTCTTATTTTAAAGTCACTACAATATTGCTCAATAACTTTTTTTGTTGAATTCGTTGCGTCTGGATCATAGCCAAAAATCAATTCTTCTATTCCCGCACTTTTAAGCTTCAAGGCCTGTATCTTACTTATCTTCTTACCAGATGTTGCGATGCATATGACTTCCCTTCTTGTATCTTCAAGTAATCCTAAATATTTATCCACTGGATGTTTGTCGAAAAAACCCTCAACCACAATTGCAGTATTGGTTAAAAAAGTTCTGTCATCTATGCCATAAAGATAATTAGAATGGTTATTTTGTGGATTGATATATTTAGGGGTGAATGTTGGTGGGGTCTTTTCTTTATATCTGCCATAGAATGTGACAATATCCCCATTTTCTCTAAAGGGGAACAATAGATAATTTTCGTATTTCTGCAAAAGCGTCGTTTTTCCTACCTCGTAAATATTGAAATCAGCTCTTTTAAAGCCCCTCTCAGCAAGATAATCGTTCTGCCTTATTCGTCTATATCCTAAAGGCATTCTCATCTTTACATGCGGCAATTCAGCTTTTTGCAATTCTTCGTTTTCTTCATCCAACCTATTACTAAGGTCGTCAAATTTTATCAAAGGAACAAGATAAGACTCAATGAAATCAAGTCTACCTACTTCCCTCATTAGTTTAAAAGCATTTCCGTATTCACCACATTTTTTACAGTCCCAACAAGCTCTTAATTTTCCATTAGGGAGGACTTCAAAAAACTTATTCACATTAACATAAAAATGCCCCTTCTTGCCACAAAAGGGACAATCACAATTTAAGTGATCGCCCCTTGAATTAAACGAATTGGAATTCATTATACCAGTCAATTCATCTATCTTATTCATCCATCATCATTTTTTGTCGTTTTTCTTCTAATTCTTCGTGAATTCTCCTGGTCTTCTGTGCTGAATAGAATCTAGAAAAATTCAAATTTTGTCCTATAAGGATTGATTTTTTACTCTCCCCTTCCCTGAGTTTATCAACCCAAATTCTGAGCATTTTTTTATTTCTTTCATCGGGTGTTTGATTAAGAGTTAAGAAATTATCAAAAGGCTTTATTTTAGTCTTATGCTCAGAGAGGTCGGATTGAGTGAGATGAAAATTGGGATTTTTTAGATTCAAAGGTAAAATATCACTCGCTTGCGTGAAAGTCAACACATGTGTATTTGTTTCAACAGCCAATGCCTTATATAATTTACCCAACTTATCTTGCCTTTGTCTCTCTTCGCCTGGAGCGTATTTTCTATCTCCAGGGTCTGACAATTCAAAGTAATCTGAAATTATTAAACTAATATCATATTCTTTCATCAATTCATATGCAAAATTTCGCATCTCCTGCACAGTGACTGATTCAAATTTTGTATAAGCTTTAACAAAAATTTCTCCTCCTACTTTTCGGAGAGCCTTGTCAATTTTAAATTGCTTATCAGGAAGAATTTCGTTCAATCTCTTCAAGTCTGTGTAAGAAGTTCCTGTCCAAGCTGAGTCATATCTCATCTCAACTTGTGTCTTGGTTCCCTCAAGCTGGAAATGTAACACATTATGCCCTCTTCTAGCTGCTGATAATCCTGCCCAAATTGCAAAATAAGATTTACCAGCTCCAGTCATTCCGCATACCATGGTAGCCTCTCCTTTCTGTGGGCCACCATCAAATATCTTATCTAACATTGCGATACCAAATGGCACTTGATTATCCATAAAGCTACCATTTTGCGCTTCCACGATACGCTTTAATTCCCTTTCCTTGTAATCTTTAAATATGCGCTCAAAGCCGTAATCAGTTTTTAAGGAAAACTTATCAAATTCCTCAGCATACTCAACAAACTTTTGGTAAGCTTTCTTTTTACCATTCTTCGAGTTGTAAACCTTGGCCAAGTCATCATAATACTCAACGAACTTTGATCTTTTTATGTATTCTTCTAAGTCGGAAATTACATCCTCAATATCAAAATCTGTTATGTCTGAATTCCTTATTTCTTCCAAGAGCTTATATGCTTCTCTGTTCTTACGCATGTAAACTTTCAGCACATTGAAGGTAAGTCTTTTCTTCTCTGGAGAGGTGTCGATAAGGAAGTTTATTTCATCCCATATTTCTCTGTAATTTTCATTTGGAAAATAACTACTTTTTAAATGTAGTTTAACTAAATTGAAAAAATCTCTATTTACGATAGAGATATGTATAATTTTATTGAGAAATTCTTCTGAAAATGTTACCATTATACACTCTTTACTTTATACATTAAACACTTCTTCATAAAATTGCAACCTGTACAATATTTGGATTCTTTAGAAAATCCAGACGTATTTGATATACACCAGATTAATCCATTATCTTCATTATAGTACAAGGCTCTATTCATTTCATCTTCATCAAATGCTAAAACCCTATCGAAATCAAAGTCATTTAAAAAAGAGAAATCATATTTAGAAAGGTAGTTTTTTATATCCCTGCCTGAAAGGAATAAATTAATGGAAATATCACAAAAAATATCATCCACTGAAAAACGAAGTTCTTGTTTCTTCTTTTTCTTTTCTTCAACCGATAAATTAAAAGAATAATGTATAAAAGATTTTACATCCAAATCCACATTCTTTCTCAAGAACTTTATTATTGTAAGAAAATCATTAGATTCTATTTTTTGCTTTTTGTTCGTTATCTCAAAAATATAGCCTCTGAAAAAGGTCGATGCTTCTTTAAGCTTTTGAGTTATTGGATAATTCATCTATCTTTCTTTTGATATTTGAAATTAGATCGAAATCATTAGCTTGAAATTTAAAAATATCATCTACTGATTTTTTATCTTTCAATTTTTTGTATGTTTCATACCTCAAATCTGCGTGTTTTTCGATATTCCCACCTGTTGTGTCAAGTACATCAAAAATCAATGCAAAAAATTTATCTTCACTACTGCCTAAAACTCTCCCTCTTTTTTGTATTGTGAGGGATTCTTTTTTCATTCCAGCGAGATTGACAAAAATATCTGCCTGTGGAAGAGTGATCCCCTTTTTATAAATATCAGTCGCTATTAAAACATACCCACCTTTAGCAGATAAAAATTTCTCTGTTTCTTCCTTTCTTATTTCACTGGAATGTTCGCCTGATATGAATGAGACGTTTTTCTTAATCTGGAAAAGATTATAAAATAATTCGCCGTGATAAACCCTGGTAGACAGCACTAAAATTTTAAAGCCAATACTTCTTAGGGATTTTACTATTGCGGCCAATACCAGGTTCCTATCATCATTAAAAACCACTTTCTTATCGTATTCCCTACGATAACCTGACCCTTTTAGTCTTTTGCTATTTTTTACCGTATCAATCTCAATCAAAAAAACATAATTCTTAACAAGCACATCTTTGTTTTTCAGCTCCGACTCCTTTACCCTTACTAGAAGTGGGCCAAACCAATCCAATAACTTGAATGCCTCAAATTCATTATCCCAAGGAGTTGCGCTTACGCCTATTCTAAAATAGACTTCTTTGGGTAAAATCTTCAAACGATTTGAATTAGAAAACCCCTGTATCTCGTCAACACAGAGGTAGTCTAATTCCTTACAAAAATTCCCCCATTTTAATTCTCTTCCTCTCTGTTGCGCTGTTTTTTTCTTTCTTACTCTTTTTATTGATTCTATTGTTTGTATGGAAGCTACATTTATATTTTTTACAATAAAAGTTTGCTCCTTTATCACACCAATTTCTTCGACTGGGAGATTTAATACCCTTGAGAAGTCTTTCAGCGCTTGATTGAAAAGGTCATCCGTATCAACAACAAACAGTGCTTTGAATTCTTTCTTTCCCTTTTCTTTATAAAGGTTCCAAATTATACGCATAGATTCAGCAATGGTAAAAGTCTTACCTCCACGAGTTGGAATGATAACTATTCCATATCTATTTTGTATTATTTGCTTTATAGTCTTTCTCTGATAATCTCTCTCATCCGATAGAAAGTTTTCAGAAAAGATAATTTTTTCTTCAGAGACTTTATTGATACCCCTTTGATCAATTATCTCAAAGTCAATCTCTTCCTCATTCAAATGTTTAACCAAAGAAGGTAAAAGACCAATATTAAATTCATTAGCTGTATTGTAGAAACGGTAGAAACCGTCCCACTTAGATGTAGAACCCTTTGGACGATAATCCAAAGGGTTCTTTTTTTTGAGAAAATCCTTACAAATCCTAATGATATTAGGGCTTGCCTCCATTTTCACTTTCCATTCTTTCCTTATTGTTAGTAACAGCATGTTCCCATTCTTCTTTGTAATTTCTGAATACTAAATAATCAAGCTCAAATAATTTCCTACTGTAGATAATATTAGCTAAAGTATATGCGTAGTTAGGGTCAGTTGCATAGCCCCCTTTTTTTATTCCTGTTAAATATTCAGGGTAGGTTTTTATACCGATCAAATGTCGGTATCTCTTACCTTGTAAAATTCGAGCGTGGTGTGCAAAAGATGACTCATCATCTTTATAAATATACCACCAACAATATTTTCCTTCTCCTGAATCCTTTCGCCAAACCTTTCCAGCATATCCAGGTACATTTGTATTTCCTGTAAATTTTACACCGAAATGATTATGGTTCTCACTCGCAAGCTTAGATTTGCCCGCATTCCCTTCTACTAAATATTGGGCAGCCTGAACAGAAGCAAGTATTCCTGTTTTACGCATTGTAGTGGTAAAAACAAAATGTTTGTTAACTATTGCTTGTCCGGCTTTCTGGAAAAATTCTTTTGGTAGCGGCTTGAATTTTACCGCCACAAGTGCAACAATGGCACTGTCTAAATTGGTAATATATAGAGAATCGCCGACTGGTTTATTATAAACACTTGCTGGACTGATTCTTTCGGTTGTGGAAACCGACATTGAAAGCGTTGCTAAAAATAATGGCAGAAACAAATAAAAGATTTGAAATGTTTTAATATCATTTTGCATGACTTTACATTTAGATGAAAAAATAGGGTCTATTCCCTCTTCGTTTTGCAAAGATAAGAATAAACCCCTTTTATAAAAATAAATCGCTGATTTTAATTATACTCTATTTTTAAATTTATTCCTTCTTCCTGAATTGCTGAAATTGTTTCATAATATGTTTCTAGTTCAGCGTCTGTTAATTCTTTGGGAACCTTAAAGCTTGGGTTAATTTTTCGTTTAAACCAAAGAAGCACCATCCCATTAACCGGAAGAGGGTCTATTATTGTGGAAGCGGTTAAAGCTTCAATCCATGATCCACTAACAACATTAGGTTCACTAAATGGATCCAATAATTGCTCTACTTTTTCTCCAGTGGCTAATACAGATTTGTATTCAATATTGCACATTCTTTGTGATGAGTCAGTCACAGTATAAGACCAAGATATTCTAACATTTGTAACATTACTAGCTGTCGTGTTCTTCAAAATCAAACCTAAAAATTCCTCCTTTCTATTAATAAGAATATTTAAGCTTACTTCATCAAAGAATTTATTTCCACACACAGTGGAAGATATAAAACCACCTCTTGATAGCATCCAATTAGGCTGCTCTCTATTATACTCTGACGCGCCTGTATATAATAATATCATTTTATTGTTTTTTAAGAGATTCTCATAATCCTTGCCAAAACATAATATGGCGGAAGGTTCTGGTGACTAGAGCCACCTCCTGCACTACCAATAGTTATACCAGTGGTTGCATCTTGTATAAGACCACTTATTGTTAAATTCGGTTCACCTGGTGTATTATCAACACCGCTTACTGTATTTGTACCAGTTGCATTTAAAAGTCTATCAAATGCACCATCTTTATGATTGTGCCCAGGGTCTGTTATCGTATGGCTGTGTGATGGCATTTCACTAGTGTTCAATGTGTGTCTCTGTGTGCCGCCAACAGTATTCATTGTAAAATTGGTATTGCCTGCGATACCAGGATCGACATTTGCAGCCAATGCTGGGGCACCTGCTGATGGGACATTGTTTATAGCCATCACTGTAAACAAACCTCTCAAATCTGGGGTACCATTTACCCCATTACAAAGAGCCCATCCAATCAGCCCGTCACTAATACCCAAACCAGTTGCATCAAAATTACTTGCAAAGTTTCCATACCAATCTAAAACTGAACCAACAGGTGGAGCAGCTACTGGAAGTTGTTTACTTGCTGGGACTACGGACAATTTCCATGAAATTCCACTATAAATAAGGCCAACCAATTCACCAGCTGTGACAGCTACACTTTGACCAGCAGGTATTTCTATTGATCTGTAACCATCCGTCAATTCAGTAGAACTTAGGGAAACAGAATCAATTACAACATTGGACAACGGACTAATAAAAACCAATGTACCAACTGGTTTTTGTATCAGACCTCTTACTGTCGGTGAAACAACTTGGAAATTAAAGTTGTTTCCGTCATTACCCAAATTTATTAATCCATTTGGATTTGACAATTGATTTCCATAATTCCAACTCTGCATCCCTGTGAATGAATTGGAAGAATTTAGTGAAGCTTTTGTTTCAGAATGATTAAGTGGATTCTTCTTCAATCTAATTAATCCAGAAACAGATGAGCTAAGAACAGATGAGATAAATGCTCCATATTGATCAAAACTCTCTTCGTCATTGTAAGAGTTATTTTGAATAAAATTTTTAGTCGTATAGGAGCCATTTACGTTCAACAGTCTGTAACTAAAAACAACCTCTGGGTCATCAGTAAGATATTTGGCCTTTATAGCTGCTTCTGCTTGTGAAATATGAAAGGTTTCAATATTATTGTTTATTTCATTAACAATAATGGCTGATTTCATTTCTACTTGAATAAAATCATAATTGGGAACTATTATTATATCACCTGCTTTTGCTATCGCAGCATTATCAACATTCAATTGTAAAGAAGCACCCAATGCAACAGTATTGTAAATAACAGTATATCCGCCACCATTAAAATAAACTCTCCATCCGTCAAACATGTTGGACGTAACTTGTCCTACTGTCTGAAGAATACCGCCTGATCCAGAATTTACAGTGATTATGTTAGCACTCGCACCCCAAGAAGCTGATGGAACTTTAAAACCCCAGCCAATAGAAACTAAACTTCCACCCAGATCAGAAGATGATGAATCCCAAATTACTTTTTCAATACCTATTGATGGATGTGTGTAATCTTTATTTATCGCTCTCAAGTTCACAGAAGCTATAAATTCATTTCTGCGATCTACTATTGTTACTGTTCCTGAATTATTTATTACGGAGGCAAGAATAAAAACTGTCTTTCCTTTTGTGCTTGAGTCTGGTTCAACAAGAGATAATGTCACATCACAATAATCCCTTCTAAACGGATACTTTTGATCTTCTGTTGGTACGGTGCCTGGCTCAAATGTCCCAACAACTTTATATCTAATACCAGTTTCAGCGGTCATTAAACTGGAGGGAATATTCAATTTCATTCCCGCATCGGACGAAACAGAAAGAACCTCATACTCACCTAAATTACTTACTGAATTGGTGAATTTTATTTTAGAAGCGTGATATGGGCCACCTCTTAATGTTTCAGTGAACTTAGTACCAAAACCATTAATATTGCCGTTAACATCCACATTCAAAGTTCCATCTTCAAATGTTCTCTCAGCATATTCAGCAAGAACAAAATAAGTTTTATTGTCATTAGGCACTGTCAAATGATCTGTTAAGACAGAATCATTGTAAATTATATTACCATTAGAATCTAAAATTGAGCCTAAATTGACAGTGAGCTTACCGGATGAACCAGAACTCACTTTAAAGTCAACGAACTCAATCTCATCCTTCACTACAAATCCATAACTCCTATAAAGCTTTTTCGTAATTTCTTTTGCGTAATCATCACCCAAGAATTTTTGCATTCTCTTCATTTCTTGGGTGCCTAAAAAAGCTTTACTTTGAAAATTTATCCTTGACATATTGTTTTTATTTTTATTTTATCAATTGGGTAATAACCAAGGCTCACCATCTGGTGTAAGCCAGAAATTACCGTCTGGTAATAGCCATCCATAAGGTTCATTTGCACTGTAATTTCTTTGATTGCTTATAAATTGCAAATTCAAAAAGCTTGAATAAGGAATCAAGAATCTCCTTATATCTCTCTTTAGTATTTCGTCATTCTGATAATTTGAATTATTCTGTGACATTAAAATAGTCAACTCTGGGGAAGAATTCAAATAAGTTTTTGATGAGCTGAAAATAGGAGTGCAAAATATATCTTTGAAATAAATTTTACTCGCTACACTTGATGAATTAGTGATCTTTAAAACTAGGCTCTGAGTCGATGTCGAGAATCGAAGATTATTACCTACCCCAAGGTTACTAGTGGATGAACTAGCTAAAGTCGCTCCTAGAGGATTTATCAGTACAAAAAACGTAAAAAACTCGGATGACCTTGCGAGATTTACCGACGCTGCGAAAATATTATTTGTTGAATTGGGTGATTGATGGTTTTGTAGATTGATAATTGTATCCGTGTAATCTCTAGCAATTGCTTCAACAGTAAATCTACCATTAATATTTTCCTTCATTATGGAAAATTGAACAAGCAATGAAATACGACTATCTACCTTGAATTGATTAGAAAGACAAAATTCTGTCTGATCCATATCATAAGACACATTATTATCAGGATCATAACTAACACCTAATCCACTTCCCGTGAATTCTTTAAATGAATTAAAACCCTTAGCTTTATACAAATCAGTATATTCACCTGGAGTTAAACTATCAAGATACCAACCAGTCAATCCCTTTCCGGCAAAATTATAAAGAAACAAGTCAGGATACTTATAACTCAAAATCCTACGCATTTCTCCGTGCAATGGGTTGGATTCTGGGTTCAAATAATCACCATCCTCAAAAAATACATCATCTGTTCCTCTTTTCGAGATATTTCTGTAAAATCTATTACGTAGAAGTGTTAACGCTGCAATCGTTTCATCGCCTGAGAGAAATATATTTCTTTGTTGTAAGAATCTGGAAAACTCATCTCTGTAGGAGAAAAATTCAGACACATTCTTTTCAGTAAGAAAATCCATTAATCCATAAAAATAACATATGGACTTAAATAAAGTTATGAAATCATCCTCTGAAAAATCATCATAATCTGTGTCACCTCTTTTTACATAAGTAGGCAAAACGCCATAATGATATATTTTGTCTAAAAAATTAAACCAGCTTTCATTGAAATTTTTATTAGCGGTGGAGAACATACTCAATGCACCATCTCTCCTGAAAGAGAGAATTTGCAATCCTTTGAGCGTGTAGGTGCAATCTATTCTAATGCTATTCAATGTTAAAGTACCTGTTGTGGTCGTTCCACTTCTAGTGTATCTAAATTTAAGCAGAAGATCATTTTTTTCGTCAAAATTAATCAACGATAAGGCAGTATCGTCAAGTGTTTGATAATCACTAAAATTGACCCCATCTACTGTATAGCAAAACTCCTTTATGAAGAATCTTTGTGCAGCTTCTCCAGTAATTGAGTCAGTGAATCCACCAATTTCATCAATACCTCTCAAAGGTATTAAATAAAGAAATTCGTACACTTGACCTACGCCTAAAAAATTATATCCTATCGTCATTTCTAGTAAATTTCTGATAAAACATTACCAATGTAAATGAAATCTGGATTGCTAGGATAAAACGAAGGGTTCAAACTTTCCGTTCCATCTGAGATAATTTCTCCATCTGTGTCAAGCATCAAAAAACCTCTTACTCTTGGTACTTTATTAAAATCAATGAGTAAATCTTGCGATGGAAAAAAGTAATTATCATAAACATAGGTTATACCATCTGTATCTTTCGCTAGTTGCAAGAGATCATCCCACTCTACCTTGAAACTCTTATTTATCATTTCAGACACATAATTACCCATTTTTTGTTGCGCGAATTTTCTTACCTCAACAGGATCATACAACGGGTCAACAACACATCTGAAACTTATATCAATTGGCTGATAAATTACATTGGTTAATACTACCCCAATACCATCCAATCCATTAGGGTTTAATTCATTAAGAGATAAAAACGGAATCAAACCATTAGTCAGAGTTACTAATTCAGGAGAAGTAAGGTCTGATCCATTTTGTGTCAATACGGATAAAACTATCTTACCTTCATCGTTTGTTCCATTGTGAAAAACCCTGCTTACCTTACTGTTTATCTTTATAAGAATATTCTCTATCCTAGAAATTGTATTCATTGCAACCACATTTATAGTGGTCTTTATTCTATCTCTGAATTGATCATCTGTTTCAGCATCCCTTCCACCAATAGCCATAAACTCATTAGTAACCAATTGATGGCCATTAGGTATAGGGTTTACTGTTGATATTGTAAAGGCATTTATGTTTGTTTCAGAACCTGTTGCGACGGATGAAACTTTGGCATAATAAAAACCAGAATCACCAACTGTAAAGGTAGCATCTAAATTAAATACTATACCATTGTTTGAAGAGAATGTGTGTGTACCGGATGTATAAACAGTGCCAGGCTGCGCATTAACTCTCACATAAGTACTGGAACCCAAGGTTGTGAATCTAGGGCTTATACCATTTATTTCAGCCAATTCATCTAATCCTTGCCCATAAGTCTCATCCGGTAAAAACATAGATTGGGCAACAGCTATATTAGCCATTACCTTTTGCCCCAATTTTGCATTGGAATATGCCAGCGCATTGAGAACAGAGCCTGGAGAAATTTTTGTAACAGCGTCTGTCCTGGATAATAGGATTTCAGTGAAGATTCTTTTTAATTCTTCGTTGGTTGTTACGTTTATCATATTATTGTTTGTTTTTTAGTATTCCCTGAAGAATTTATAGCAGTTATTTCGTAATCTATGAACACTGAGGAATTATCGAAGTCCACATTCTTGAAGTTTATAGATTCTATTGAATCATCTGAAGCGTAGACTCTGTTTATTTGCTTGAACATTTGGTTCATAGCTAATCCTTTATTCGCCACATTAGTAGCTACTATATTGTTCAAACCCAAATCTGGAAATTCAGGAATGCTATTCTTTTTTAAAGAGGATAAAATATCACACGTCTGTTTAAAGGTTTCAATATAATCAAGCACAACCAAATCATCATTCGCAAATTCAATTGTTCTTTTTATGTCCTTACCCAAGACCTTCAATCCAACCGCTGAATCCATTATAGAATTTATAATAACATTACCAGTTTCGTTTGGTATGTTCAAATTCAATAATACATCACCAGTGTGATCATAATCTTTTTCTTTTAAAAAATTACCTTTGGATATTTCTACCCATTCATTTTGAGGGTCATTGGAGCCAATAACATCTTGTGACACTCTCTCTAAAGTATAGCCTTGTGGAAGAACATATTGAACCTGTACTCCGTTTCTTATCCTAAAGCCAAATCTTTCGGTTTTGAAATATTTCCACAAAATTGGAACCTTTAAAATAGATTCTCTCAAGTCATCTAAAAAATCAACAAATTGCCAATCCCAAAGTCCATTTAAATTTTTAGCGTCTTGAATTTTTGTGTCTAGCTCAATAAATCTCTTTTTAATTGAATTAAATTTTTCTATATCTTCATCCCTCAAAGATTTAAGATCGCCTGAGTAATAAGACACAAAATAATTATAATTGTCTTCAAAGAACAAATAAACATCAGTTAGGAACAAGTTCATTTTTTTGAATCTTATTCTCTTTCCGAAATCCAATACTTTTATTTCATCCAAAACCATTTTATCTTATTTTTAAAATCCTATTGATAGAATTTTTAGCCAATGGTGCTAAGTCTTTAACAACTGTCTGAGTTACTTTAGATAGAGCAGAAAAAGACATTGCTTTATTTAAGCTATTCTTGTATTTTTCAAAGATATACTCAGTGGGTGCAAGTGCGGTCATTTCTATACTGTACTGCCAAATCATATTTGTAGGCATATCTTGCCTAAATGATACGGCCTCAATTTCCACCATGTAACTTGTATTGAGCGCATAATTATAAAACAAAAGTTTATGTGGTCGTCCGTTATCATCTAAACTAAAGCTTTTATCAATCAAAGACTGCAATTTCTTTGTGACACCATATCCTGTCTTCACACTTATATCGAATTCAGGCACTTTAAAACTCAAAACACTCCCTTTGTTAATAAGCTTACCAAAAACCCCGCTGAGTGCAACAATATCATTGTTAAGCATCATTTTGAATTGTCTTCCAAAATTACCTGATATTTTTATATCAATGGGTGTAAAGGTGGGATTAAACATAGAATTAACTCCACTGGAGGTCTTTTTTATAGTCGTCAATGTCTTTTTAGACTCGCTTATTTCTTCAGGCATTACTGGAAAAAGGAAGTATTCTATTGTTGTGTTGTTTGAATCAAGCAACTCAAATGACATGAGATAGACTTCAAAATCATTGGGAAATGCTTGATTGACAAAACTTCTTCCAACCGATTGCGCCAATCTCCTGTATTTGTCTTCTATATTTTTAGTTATGTTCGGCATTATTATGAATTTTTGACTTCCTTACTCAATACCTCTTCAGACAATTTTGCCTTTATAGTTAGCACCTCACTCTTGATTAAATTAACTGATGATGATAAATTGGTGAATGCAATAGCAAGACCAGAGGTTAATGGCACAGCTGATGCTGCGGTTGCCTGTGTTGTTGAAAATACCACAAGATTATCCAATAGACTAGAAAATTTGTCCAAGACTGAATCAAGCTGATTAACAAGGCTTTCTCCCTTTATGCTTCTCTCTAGTGTGGATTGGTTGCCAATATTTACGCTATCAGATTTTATAGACACTCCCGCATCTTTTTCTATCTTCAAAATATTCTTAGAATTTTGCAGAGCAATATTTTCTTTCTCAATGTTAAGGTTTGTAAATTCACCGTCAGCTGTGGAATTAATAATTTGAAACTTTGAAACATATCTGTTTAATGTATTCCTAAAAGAGTACATATTAATATCGCCAGAGGAATATAAATTTATTACATTTTCCGAAGCTGAGGATATTGATGAAATATCTATTACACTTGATGATGATAATTTCAAAACACCACTATCGCCCCATCCACTAACGTTTGAAAAACTCCCATTCCTCCCTCTTCTTAAAGATACGAATTGATTTTCATAATCATGACCTGTGAGTTCAATCTTAGAAGCAAGAACGGCTACAATTACAGGACTACTGTGGTTATTCAATCTTGTAAAAAGAACACAAGAACCTTGTACAAAAGGAGACTCTGGAAATTCAATCACATCTAACAAATTCCTACTTATAAAAGCATCTTTTTCAAATAATCCATATTCGTTTTTTATCGCCACAACACCATTATTAAGACATCTCTTAACAAAGCTAGTCCTATCTACATCTTGTGGGATGCAGATATACGCCACATCCAGATTATAAGAATCATTTGTTATTGGTCTTGTGCCGATTCTATTATTTTTTCTCATTTTATTAGAATTGTCTTCCTTTTAAAAAATAATTGAAAACCTCTTTATTGACCGCAAAGATTTTGCTTTTACCAGTTTCATTTTCTTTCAAATCTATCAACTGAAAATACTTATCATAATTCTTCTCAACCATTCCTCTCTCCACTGTTATGAAAGTTATTCTTTCAATGCTGGTTGAAGTAATTTGATAAGAATTAGATACAGATGTTACGTGAAATATTTCTCCAGTTGAATTATAACGAATGTTCATCCCAACTTTTATCGTGCGAACTCCTTTCAATATAATTGTTCCCTTCCTTGTAAAAGGTTTGTAAGCATTAGTTTCAATTACAAATTTAAGGTCTTGAAACGCTTGAGCTTGCAAATAGTCGGTATTGTTGCCAGCAGAAGAAGAAATCCAACCCTTATAATCAATGTAATTAGAAATAACCTCAAGAGGTCTATTACCAAAAACCTCCATATATTCATTGAAGTATATTGTTGGAAAGTCTGCCAACGAAACAGTATCATTTCCAAAATAATTACCTCTTGGTATAAAACGATACCAAGAGTAAACCTCACCGTCGTCAAAGTACAGCTCATCTTCATAGACCTGTGAATCAACTATATCAATTGTAACATTTGATTTGTAAGATGATTTATCGAACGGTGGTTTTCTAGCTGTAAAAAAGAATTGTGAACCATAGGTATCTCCCCAAAATTCCACAAAGGGTATTTGACAAACCTTCTTACAAAATGACATTAAATCACCCTGTGATTTAGAAATGGAAGAATCAACCAATCTCCTATTTCTTATTTCATCATCAAATACTAATTTAATTATTTTCCAAACACCATTAGCATCCACTGATTTTAATTCTTCGCCGTTTTGAACCGCTTTCTTATTATTGGTGTTTATCTTGCTTTGAATATCACTTGGATAAGATGTATTGTTTATTGCTGAAGTTGGTTGCGTATATAAGTCAAATCTTTTTGAGATGTTTTCTTTTTTGTAAAATTTAAACAGACTATCACCTTTGATGAACGGAACATTAGACATCATATTGAATACAAATTTCAAACTATATTCAACAGTCCTATCAACAAAAGCATTGAAAAAATAAAGATTGCCGCTAACAAGGCGATTTATCGGTGTGTTAGGTTTGTCGCCTCTAACATAGGTTGTGTCAAAATATTCTTCGCTGGATGATAAGAAATCCAGAGGGAAAAAGTACGCACCATCCTCTAGTAAGGTTTTTGATAGATCACGCCCTACAATCGAAATAACAGCTGTTGCAGAGTCAGGGTCACACTTCAATTTATTCGAGTCAACTAACCCTATGAAATCCCAAACTTGTGACTCTATGTTGTGTCCATCAATAAAATAGTCACTGAAATCTTTAGGGTTTTTCTTTTTGTTTTTATTGCCCTCCATCTCAAGCTCTTCAAACTTGATATAAACCAAGTCGTTTGATTTGATAGCCTGATGGAATAAAAATTTCTCTCTGGAGAAAAGAGGTCTGTTGTTTAATCTATTGCCGGATGGCTTTACAAAATTGGATCGACTTACGTAATTGTCAATACCATTATAAACATATGAATCAGTCCTTGAGTAATCTATATCCCATCCATCATCTTCTCTCAAAACACCAATAATCGGAGCTAAAGATAGTGTGAAACTTCCCCCTTCTTTAGAAACTTCTATTTGACAACTTTCTATAAAAGCAGATAGGTCGAATAAACGACCCTCCACATTCTCTCCACCAAAACCCTTACTGTAAATCCATACTGTTATTCGTGGGTCAATGCGATATGTCTCCCCAGAACTATCAGACTCGGAGCTATTGATTGCCTGGACATAGCCTTGGTTATCTACAATTTTAAGCTGCTCCTCTGAAAGAAAAGATTTAAAATCTTTATTTAAAGCCACATTTGTTTCAGTCAAAAGAACTTCTCTGTCTATGTTCTGTGCGGGTATCTTAATTACACATGGGCTTCTTAAAAGCGTTTCTCTTGGTGTTGATCCATCTGTTGGCAGATAAGCGGAAACTATGGATGTTGAGTTATCCTTGTAGTTAAGTATTTCAGTAGCTGTCATATTTTTAATGAGATTCCTGTCTATAAATTGATCAAGATTCTCAACAAAAATATCATTATGGAAAAATTCTATAAATTCGATCATTGTCTTTTATTTATTCCAGTAACTTTCCTTCAATGAAGAACTTTTCATTGTTTTTATTCCATCCATAAGAAGATTCTTTATTTCAATCAAATCATCTGTTTGAATTATATTATAAGCTCCACCTACTGATTTTCCTATTGTTTTTAAAGAACCATCTGGATTAACATTTTCAGGATTGTTCTTTTTGATTTTATCTTCAATTTTAGAATCTCTACTTTGAATTAAATCAACCAAAGAACTAACACCTTTAAACGCCATAACAAGAATATCGCCAGCTACATCAATAACCCCAAATGCTTCTTCCATTACTGGTTGCAATGCTTGTATTGCTTGACTCCCTTTTCCAGCTGAAAGGTTCTCTACTCTTGC